ATTGTTCTTCTACTTAAGCATGGCCAATTACGCAATTGACAAGGTTGGAGAGGCGCTCGCAACTGTCGTGTCTGACTCCGCTACAAGTGTTAAAGCTTGGGGCGTTGAGACTGGACGGCACGCGCTCGAAGCGGCAACTCAGACATGGATTGTGGAAAAGGCAAGAATGGTTTGCAGCCCTGGAACAGTTGCATACGCCAGTGCTGAACAATCATGCTTCAAGGACGCCCCACGTTGCATCGCCGACGTCATCGTCGTGGTGGTATGGGCGGTGTTCTTGTTTGCTGTTGTTATAGCCCTAGGCTACGCAAGCTATCGCACATTCTCGCTCCTAACTAAGGGGATGTTCGTGGCAGCAACAGGCCTGCGCTACGCATGGCACAGGTGGATCAAGGCCGGCGCTAACAAGGCTGGGGCAACAGTCGTGAAAGCGTGCAAGGTGTTGGCGAGCCCTCTCATGTTGGTAATCTACGGACGGCCGAAGCCCATAGAGCTTCCTAAGGTCGTGGAAGCCCACACAGAGAAACTCGTTGACCTGAGAGCGGCCACTTGGACTACTGAAGTCTGGAACCAAGTGAAGTGCTGGGTGACTACCGTCGATGGAGTCAAGTACTTGGCACCGAAGTTCAAGCGCAATAAGCGAATGGTCGGCGTTACGACGTTGGAGAGAGCTACGGACAGTGGACGCATTGCAGCATCGCAAGATGCGAAGGTGCCTTCATGTTCCGCTTACTTTTATGACGTGACTGCCAATACTGTAGTAGCTAATGCTGCTAGGATTGCACTCGTACCAGACAAAGAGCCTTGCTTAGTAACCAATCGACATGTAGTGCGTGACCTGAATGTGGCACTCTCTGCTGGGCACGATGTCGTGCTCAAACGCCTCGGCAACGCAGACGGGAAAGGGATCCCAGTCAGCCTCGAAGGCAAGCGCGGAGTGCTGGACGTGTCTCCAGGTAGTGTGACGTGTATCAGAGGCCTGGATATGGCTAAGATCCCGTTGGACAAAGACCTGGCATCTCAGCTCGGCTTGAAAGCGGCTGATGTGGCACGAACAGCGCCTCTATGCCCAGAGTGGTGGTACAAGACAAATGCCAGCCCGGTAGCGTGGGTTACGGCGTCTAGGAAGGTCATTAGCACGCAAGTTCCATTTCAAGTAATGCACGATGGCAACACTGAAGGCGGAGCCTCAGGATGCATCGGGTTTAGGAGGAGTGGCGGCAATAAGTGGGAAGCTGCGTATCTCCATTGGGGCGCTCATCAGAGCGTGCCCCTGAACCACGCGATTAACCTAGTGGAGCTTTATAAGACACCGACCGTCGCTCAAGTGAAGGCGGAGTCTGATCTCAATTATGCGACTCCAAGGACAATGACTGATGCCGATTTCGACCCTGACGATATAGTCAATATGGCTTTTGACCCAGATGCGGACAAGGCTATGGCTGTAGACAGTATGGGCAGAGTCGGGTGGGTTCAAAGTTGGTCTAAGAACCAGCACGGTGACGCAGTCATCGACTGGGGAAACAGGGTGGATGTGTTCGACGAAGACTACGATATGTACGAGTTCTACATCCCCGAGCAACAAGGTGACTTCGATCCCAGGAGGCACGCCCTACAGTCAGGGTTCACTAACTGGAACGCTTTTCAGAAGACTAAGAAGGGCCAGTATGCTGGCGTAGTCCAAGAGGAGACAACTCCAGAGGAGGCGCTACAGCTGAAGAAGGAGAAAGCAGAGCTTGGCAAGAAGATGGCAGAGAAAGATGCTGAACTTGCTGAGCTACGAAGGCAGCGTAAGGAGGCCGACGAGAAGTTCAAGGCACAAAGCGCCGAACTCAAGCGCGTGCGCGATGAATTTGCCAAGGCCAACACTGCCATTGCGCAACAATTGCATGAGTACCATTCGGAAATAAGAGAAGACGTGTCGCAGAGGCAGAGAGGGCTGCAACAAATCCTCGATGCCATATCACTAGCCGGTGAACGTGCGAAGGCGGATATGGCCGCTAAGGAAGCCAAGGAAACGAAAGAATCTAAGGCTACTGGCAGCCACCACGAGGAGCTGCGGACTGAAGCAGACTTGAAGGCGGTCGCGAGCCTGCCTGATAGCGCTGTTAAGTCGCCGGCAGCTAGCCCGAAAGCCAAGCCAGTCCCTGAGAGTGCTGTGACACCGAATCCACCAGCAATTAAAGCTCCGCAGCCAGCACCCAGCAAGGTGCAGGATTTTCAGCCAGCTGTCTCTACTACCCACCAGTAAAGGACAGCAACAAATTAGTGTGGGAGCAGAAACTTGAGGCACCTGTGGATAATCTGCTGAGGGTGGGAAAGACTCGCAGTCCGCCGTTTAGGACCAAGGACTCGGTTGACAGTGAGTTGAGTATCAAGCCTAAAGCTAGCGCTGAGCTATCGGCCACCGGCATCCAGCTTGGTGAGTGGTGCAAGCCAGCTAAAGGGCCCAAAGCAGAGGAAGAGTCAATGAGAGTGCAAGCAAAGAGTGTCAAGCGCATAGCGCCCATTCCTGAGTCGGAGCTGAACGAGGCAATTGCTGTCGTTTGCCGTCTGTATCCGCAGACGAGCGTGACGTTGCAGCAGTGTGTGTCGATTAGCAACATACAGGCCGCGCTGTCCGCTGTAAACCTCGATGCTAGTCCAGGATACCCCTATGGGAAGCTGTTTAACACCAACAAAGACTTGCTAGCCAACCCGGCTGCGAGTTGTGCTGTGGTGCAGGCAGCTCTCTGGCGGGTGGAGCAGTTAAGTAAGGTAGAGCTGAGTGAAAGTGAGTTGTTCGACGACCCGTCACTAGCTATCAACCGGGGCTGGTGTGACCCAATGCGTGTGTTTGTCAAGGACGAGCCACACAGCATGAAGAAGCGCCAGCAACGCAGATGGCGGTTGATTAACTCGTTGAGCATCACCGACCAAATCGTTGAAAGACTGTTATTCTCAACTCAAGACAGCGCAGAGATCGCCGTATGGGAGCACATTCCTAGTAAATCAGGTATGGGACTCGACGACGAATCAGTCAGCAAGCTGCTGCGTTACGCCGATGCAAACAACCTGAACCTGTCTACCGACGTGGAGAACTGGGATTGGAGAGCCCCCGACCAGTTTATCAGGGCAGAGGCCAAATGCAGAGTGTTGCTCAACCAAGCTCGAGATGTGAGCTGGGAGCGATGCGTGCTGAACTGGTATGTGCTGCATTCACACAGGGTGCTCATGTTGTCCAATGGGACGTGCTTCAAGCGAACGATTCTGGGCG